ATTGGGAATACAGTCGCCGAATGTCGAACGGGGCGGCGCAATGGTCGCTAGCCGACCTGATCAGTGAAGCGCCGTGGTTTGTGCCCGATTTTGCCGCCCACGTGCGCGAAGGGATGCCGGTTCGCGCCGTCGCTCGCCGCATGGGGCTCAATCCGGGCACGGTTGAGAAATGGCTGTACAAGGGGCGCCAGATCGACGCCGTCGAGCCGTTCAAAGGGTTCGCGTCGGCGATCGAAGAGTCGCAGGGCGAGCTAGTCGCCGAACTCGCCGGCAAACTCCGAAAGTCGCCCGATTGGCGCGCGCAACATGCCCTGTTGAGGGCGATCTGTCCCGAGTTCGAACCCCCCAAGGGGAACGGGCAATCGCTCGCCGTGTTAGTCCAACAGACGGGCTACAGCGCCGACGCGATCCGCGTCGCCATCGACGACGGCACGATTCCGCGTCACGCATTGGGTGAAGATGCGTCCGGTAGACGCTACATTGCCGACGTAGGTCTTGCGGCCTCGGCGTTGCTATCACCTCAGCCCCCGGGCGGTCACCCTGTCCCGCCCGGGGGCACCCCTATCGACGCCCAGGGCGTCGACGTGACGAAGCGCCCGGCGTCGCTACACGAAGCACGCGCACGTCGGACCCACGCGCTCGCCGAGAAAGCCGAGATCGAAGCGGCCAAAGCGCGCGGCGACCTGATCGACCGTGCGGCCGTGCAAGCGTTGATCGACGACGCGTTAGGCATGCTTTCCCAGCGCTTGCAGGCTATCCCGCAACGCGTCGCCGTCGAGGTCGCACGGTTGACCGACCCGCACGCGATCGCGCTCGCCATCGACGCCGAGATCCGCAAGTCGCTCGCGACGTGCGTCGAAGAGCTGAACGGCATCGGGGGCCGCGATGACGAATCCGCCGCGGGTTGACCTCGGGCTGACGTTCGATGCACTCGAGCCCCCGGAACGGCTCGACGTCGCCACGTGGGCGGAACGCTATCGCATCCTTGCCGGCGCGAGCAACGAGCAGGGCCCGTACCGACTCGCGCGTACCCCGTATTGGCGCGAAGTCATGAACGCCTTGGGTCCGTACAACACGATCCAGCAAGTAAGCCTCATGAAAGCCGCCCAGATCGGCGCGTCCGAACTTGCCCTGAACTGGCAGGGCTACCTGATGTCGCCGAACTGTGGGGAGGGCGGCCCGTGCATGCTGGTGTTCCCGCAACTGGACGGCGCTAGGCGCTTCGTCAAGACGCGCTTCGACGGCATGGTGCGCGCGTGCCCGCAACTGCGCGGACGCGTTCGCGGCCCCAATACGGGGCGGCAAAACACGGGTTCAAGCTGGAATCTCAAGCGCTGGCCCGGCGGTCACTTGATCGTCATCGGCGCGAACTCGCCGGCGAGCATGCGCGAAGCGCCCGTGCGCTACATGGTGATCGACGAAGCCGACGAAGTGCCGCTTTCGCTGGGCGAGCAGGGCGATCCGCTCGAACTGTTGCGCGCGCGTCAGACCACGTTCCCGGGGCGTAAGCTTTTCATCCTGTCGACGCCCACGGTGGCCGGCGAATCGCGGATCGAGCGCGAATATGAAGCGGGCGACCAAAGCCGGTACCACGTGCCGTGCATGCGTTGCGGGGGGATGCAAACGCTGGACTGGGAACGGCTGCGCGCCGACGACCTCGACGACCTGCAACCCCTGTCGGTGTGGATCGAATGCATGCATTGCAACGGCCGGATCGACGAACGCGACAAGCCCGAGATCGTGACCGCGGGCGAATGGGTCGCCGGGCTTCCCGAACGAAGCGGTACCCATCGGTCATTTCAGGTGTCGTCGCTCTATTCGCCGATGGATTGGGTGTCGTGGGCGACCGTCTTGCAGAAGATCCGCAAGGCGAAAGGGCGCCCCGAAGCCCGCAAAGCGCTTGTGAACACGGTGCTCGGCGAACCGTACGCGCACAGCGGGGACGCGCCCGAGTATGGGCATTTGCTGGCGCGTCGCGAAGCCTACGTGCCCGGGGAAATGCCCGCGGCCGCCATTGCCCTAACGTGCGGCGTCGACGTCCAGACGAACCGGCTCGAAGCGCTGGTGTGTGCATGGGGCGAGCGCTTGGAAATGTGGGCGGTCGACTATCGGATCATGATGGGTGACACCGCCGACCTCGACAGCGCGCAAAGCCCATGGCGTCAGCTTGAAGCGCTACTGTTGACCCGCTTCCCGGTCGGGGGCGTCGACGCGGACGCCGAGATCGTGGCCACGGGGCTCGACAGCGGCTTTGCCACCGCCACGGTGTACGAATGGTGGCGGCGGCAAGGGCGGGGCCGCGTGTGGCTACTCAAAGGAGTCGAGCACAGTCACCAGATCGTGACGCGCCCCCGTGCGCTGACCTCGACGTCGCGGGCGAAGCACGGGCACGGCGGGATCCAGACATGCACCGTGGGCACTTCCATGGCGAAAACTGAACTCTTCGAGCACTTGCGCCAGCCATGGCCCGAGGGCGCGGTCACGCCCACGGGGTGGCGTCACTACCCGTTTGCGGACTGGTGTGACGACGAGTTCTTTCGCCAACTCACCGCCGAACGGTTGCAGGTCGAGACCGACCGCAACGGGTACGAGCGGCGGCGATGGGTGAAAGTGCGCGACCGAAACGAAGTGCTCGATTGCCACGTATACGCGCGCGCCGCGGCCGCCCTGGCGAACGTCGACCGGCTGACCGCCGTGCACGTCGGACGCGCGAAGATCGCCCGAATCGAGCCCCATCGGGCCAAGCCGAAACGCGCCGACTGGAAACGCCCAAGATGGCGTCGCTAAGTGTACACATTGATATGTACAAATGATTAGATGGATTGACAGGGTGAAAAGTCACACGTAATCGCCGATCATGGCGATTACGTCGGACCAGATCGACAAGCTAGAGGGCGAACTGCTTGAAGTCGCCCTGACGAAGTCGATCGCGTACGCCGACAAGCGCGTCGAATACCGCCCGCTCGACGAAATGTTGCGCGCCCTGAACTGGGCGAAGGGCGCCGGCGGCGGGGCGGGCAATGCCGGATCGGGGCGGTACAAACTGGCGACGTGCGCGTCGAAGGGCTGGCGTAGCCCCCCGTGTGGCGGCGGCACATACAAAACGTCGGGCGACTTCTACACGCTGCGACCGTGGTCGCAGGCGGCCCGATGACGTCGGCCGCGGCGGCGTGGCTTGCCCGCGTCGAGCAGGGGATCGCCCAGATCGATCAGGGGATCGCCATCGTGGCGCCCCGTTTCGCACGTCGGCGGCAACTGGCGCGAATGGCTTACCAAGCCACGGCGAAGCGGGCGGCGTTCGAAGCGGCGGGCACCGATCGGCGTGCGGCGGGCTGGACGCGGGGCGATGGCGGACCGCAGCATGACGCGGGCGAACTGTCGATTCTGCGCGCCCGGTCGCGCGACATGCGGCGGAACAATCCATACGCGCGCCGCGCCATCGACGCGATCGTGTCGAATGCGGTCGGCCAGGGCATTCGCGGCCGCGTGCGGAACGCGAACGGCTCGACGAACGCGCGTTTGCAAAAGCTTTGGGACGAATGGGCGGGCTCGACGGCCGTCGACGCCGATGGGCGATGCACGTTTGCAGGGATGCAACGGCTTGCCCTGGCGTCGACGGTCGAATCGGGCGAATGTCTCGTTCGCTTGCGCCGTCGACGCATGGCCGACGGCTTCGACATCCCGATCCAGTTGCAAGCGCTCGAAGCCGACTATCTCGAAGACGATGCGAGCGACCTATTACGCCGCCCCACGGCGGGCGCGAACCGTGTTGTTCAGGGCATCGAACTAGACCGCATTGGCAACCGCGTCGCGTACTGGCTGTACAAAGAGCACCCCGGATGCTGCAACACGAACGTGTTGCTCGGCGGCGACGCGCAGACACGCATCCCCGCCGACGAGATCGCGCACATGTACCGGCTCGACCGCCCCGGGCAAATGCGGGGCGTGCCGTGGCTTGCGCCGGTGCTTCGCCGCTTGCACGACCTTGACGCGTATGAAGATGCGCAACTAGAACGTCAGCGTGTCGCGTCACAGTTCGCGTGCTTCGTGCGCGACGACACGGGCACGTTGGATCCCGCGCTCGCGGCCGCCTCCCAACAATGGGAAATGCCCGAGTATCTAGAGCCCGGCGGCATGATCGAAATGCCCCCGGGGCGAAACGTCGAGTTTTCCGATCCCCCCGAAGCGCACGGCTTCGCCGATTACCTGAAAGCGAACTTGCACGCCATCGGCGCCGGCGTCGGCGTCCCCTACATGCTGCTCACGGGGGATCTGTCGTCGGCGAACTTCAGTTCGTCGCGGATGGGGCGACTGGAGTTTCAACGCCAGATCCGGGAATGGCACGACGGGATCGTGTTCCCATTCTGCGATCGCGTGTTCGCATGGTGGCTCGACGCCATGGCGTACGCCCAGGGCGTCGACGTCGACAATGTCCGGGTCGAATGGTCAGCGCCCCGCCCTGAAATGGTCGACCCACAGAAGGAAACGACGGCCATCGCTGACCGTATTCGCAACGGGCTCACCAGTTACCCGCGGGCGCTTCGCGAGCAGGGCGACGACCCGGCGCAAGTGCTCGCCGAGATCGCGGAATGGAACGCCGAACTCGACGAGCTTGGGATCGTGCTCGATTGCGACGCGCGGCAACAGACGAAAGCCGGGCAATCGCAAGTCACGCCGAGCGGCGACGGCGAAGACGCCCCCGCGGATGACGCCCCCGACGACGAAGTCGAGGGCGAAGAAGCGGACACCGTCGACGACGAAGCGACCGACGACGAGGTCGAGGAGATCGAAGCATGAAAGCGCTATCGCTACCGATGGGAGAGATCCGCGCGAACGTCGCGCCGAAAACCTTCAACGCTGAAAAGCGGACGGTTGACGTCATCTGGTCGACGGGCGCCGACGTGCGTCGCACGCCATGGCTCGGCGATCCCTTCGTCGAGCGGCTAAGCATGGCCGACGACGCCGTCGACCTGTCGCGCTTTCAAAGCGGTCGTGCCCCCGTGCTTCGCGATCACGATCAGTTTTCGATCGACAGCGTGATCGGCGTCGTGCGCAAGGCATGGATCGACGACGGCGTCGGGCACGCAACGGTCGAGTTTAGCGGTCGCGCTGCCCTGGGCGAAACGCTCGAAGACGTGCGCGCCGGCATCTTGGGGAGTGTCAGCGTCGGCTATAGCGTCGAGGAATACAAGCGAACCGAACGCAAGGGCGAGCCCGACCTGCTCGAAGCCACGCGGTGGACGCCCCACGAAATCAGCTTAGTGCCCATCGGTGCCGATGGGGGCGCGTACGCGCGCAGTGAATCAGCCCGGCACGTCGCACGGGTCATAGGAGAAGCCATGCACGACGATGACGACAAGGATACCCCGACGGCGCCCGCTGACGCACCCGAGCCGAGCGAAGCGCCCGCGGTCGAACCCAATACCGACGCGCCCGAGGGCGACGCCGCCGACACCGCGCCCGAAGTGGCGGCCGCCGTGTCGCGCGCGTTGACCGTCGAACGTCAGCGCGTCGCGGGCATTCGCCATGCGGTGCGCGCTGCCCGGCTGCCCGAGGTCGAAGCCGACAAACTGATCGAAGCGGGCACGACACTCGACGCCGCGCGCGCCGCCGTGATCGACCGACTCGCCGAGGTCGACGTCGAGACCGACACGCGCACCGGCGTGCCCGTGACCGACTCGGGGCGTAGCTCGAAGTTCGCCGACGCGTGCGTCGACGGCTTGCTCGCGCGCGCGGGCTACCTCGATACCGAGAAGCTTTCGCCCATGGCGCGCGACTGCGCGGGCATGCGGATTATTGACGTGGGGTGCGCGTTGCTTTCGCAGCGCGGGCTAAGCAC